CCGTGACTGCTTATACCGTAGCGAACCTTCGAGGTCAATTCGAGAGTTCCAGAGATCCACTGCATAGGACTTCTTCATTCGCTCACGCATCCATTCATTTTTTAGCACCGGGGAAAAAATTGAAGCATCGGCCGGACCACCCAGGAAGTCCACATGGACAAGCAACGGTTCACTTACATTCGCACAGCAGACGGAAATGTACAGTGCCCCCACTGTGAGTACATTCGCCCAGCAAAGAATATCTCTTCGGTCCACGAGCACATCAAGGCCAAACATTCAGGAACCTTCAAGCACAAGTGCAAGCACTGTCCGTACGAATCGGCAGTGAAGCAGAATCTGGATACTCACATCATGTCCCGTCACCCCGAGCATTCGACAAAGAAGCAAAAGGAGCACGTCTGTCCGTCAGAGGGGTGCCCGTACGCTGCAAATACTCGTGCACAACTTCGAAGCCATTATTTACTGAAGCATCTTTCGGATGAGGTGCAAGAGATGCTGGGGACAACACAGGAGGGGCACATTCTCTGCACCTGCTGTGGGGTTGATTTCAAGAGTAAGCCGGCATTCATTTATCATACGGTGAACTGCCTGCCACCTGAGATCCTCGCTAACCCTGAGGTTCAAGAGGGTCTTGGTTTGACTGCAGTAGGAGAGGCTCCAGCAGTGGATGTGGCTGCCGCTGCCGTCTTATCGTAAACTTCTTCCGGGCGAATGGTCTGTAAGTTGCTCACCTCAAGGATAATCTGATAAAGATTATATCCTAGGGCAGCAAAGGCAGCCAAGGCCAGTACTTCAAAAGCCCATTTCGGCGTTGTGTAGTCATTTTTTCCTATGTAGACCAAAAGGGGCCCTACAAAGAGAATGTGCATGATATTCACCCAGAGGAAGGGAGAGTGAGACTTCCATCTTACGAACGCCTTATACATATGATACACAATGATGACTAATCCAAGAATTGTCAGCCCGTGGTATACCCAAAGAGGAACAAGGCCGCGGAAAAAGGCCACATAGAATAAAAGAGGAAAGACCACGAGGATATGAAAAATATAGAGTCCTAGTCCTGACATCTACGTCACGCGAAAGAAAATCTTAAGCATAGCATCCGCATGCTCTAAGGCTCCCTCCATCCACGCCTGTTTCAGACTGTAGCTCTCTCCGCATACATAGACGTCGGGGAAGCGTTTCGGAAAGGGTCGCATAATATCACGAGATTCCTTCACAGGATCATACGATCCAGGCATCCAATAGGTACACCCATCCTCCCAGTAATGTGACGAGGTAAACAGAGGATTCGGAATTGTTTTCAATGGAAGAAGCTCGCGCAATTCTTTCATGAGTGCCTTGGTCAGAGGAACGTCTCCCTTCTTTCGGTACTGATTCCACACGACCGTATCCTCTGCATCAGTATACGAGGTCATAATAACTCCCTCGTCTGGATTGATGGGAATAACGTGACGAAGAGGACCATCAGTAACAATCCTGGGTAGATCGTGAAACCACACCTTTTTCGCCAGCGGGGCATTGGGAAAGATGGAGTAGATGCGATAGAGGGCTGTCATCTTTAGATGGTTGAGGATGGGATGGCCTGTAAACGGACGGATCTTACGAAGAGCATTCGAATGAACAGCAAAAATAATCTTTTTTGCTGAAAAACTCTTTACCCCATCAGGAGTCGTACAGTGCACCGTGGATGGATATGTGGTGGATGCCATTCCTGTAACACGGTGTTTACAGAGAAGAGTAACTCCTCGCTCTCTAAGCTCTCGCACCATGCCGTCGACGATGGCTGAAAGTCCCTCTTTAATTCCGTAAAAGGTTTCAGAAGAGGAGAATTCTTTCGAGAAAGCCAAGTCGGCGCGCATCGTTGTGAGCTCGGAGCGATAGGGAAAGTACGATATGAATGCTTCGACCGTTTCTTGATCGTACAGTTTATAGAGAATCTCGACTATGGTATAATGACCGAGAACCGACTTGGGAATTCCTGCGAGAGTTGATTCTATACTTGCGACGATATAATCCCAGATATTCTCTTTCATGGTGGTAGGACTATTCATATACATTGACTCCCTTGAGATGGGGAAACGGGTCAAGGAATACCGGTCACAGTAAGAGGCGATTATGGGATGGGAATGCGGAATGCGGCCAGCGCCGGATTCCCAATGATGTTTCCCCTTGGTAAATGTGCTCACTCGCCCCCCTGGTTCTGAGTACGATTCTAAGAGAAGTACCTTACTTTTCTCGGAAAGTTTAAGTGCACAATGTAAACCGGCGAGACCTGCGCCCACAATAATTACGTCCATCTATCGTTACATATCAAATAAAAGACCCATTTAGACCGTTACCTCTCTAAGAGTTAAGACGACTGTAGCCACTCGAGGAGTTTTGCGGAATCCGACGTCTGCTTGGGACCCACGAGGGTAGAATCAGGCTTCATGAGAAGAAAATTAGGGATGCTGCGTACCCCGCAATACCCAGGAGTATAGTTATTCTCATCCACGTCACAGAGATACAGGGTGTAGCCTCCCAGGGAATCCTTTATCGCTTCCCAGTCAAAAGCGCGGCAAGGTCCACACCAGGTTGCCGTAAAGTAGATAAGAATCGGCTTCTCGAACTTTGTTGCCCTAAGCGCCTCGAACTCTTCTTGCGACTGGAGGTGAGTCATCTTTTCCTTGAAAGACATTGGATCTACTCACGCCGAGAAGTAAACCGCCGACTAAAACCGCACCAAGGGTTCCAAGAGAGAGGGTGTCAAAGGAACTTTCGGATCGGTCAGAGCTTTTGCCTCCACCACGCTGGGAAAAGCCACCTACCATTGTTCCAAATCCTGATTTAGACCCATTTGGATTTGTTCGAACCGTTGAATATGTTTCTCCATGTCCTGGGGGGTTAGATCCTCGTTTAATAGCTTCTGCCTCTGCATCTGATTTTCTAGCCTTGGCCTCTGCTTCTACCAGAGCTGCCTTTGCTTGTACAGCCTGTGCTGCTGCAGTGTCGCCTGCCGCATTTCCTATGGCTTGACCAGCTTTACCAATTCCTGTTGCAGGGATAATGGCGGATGCCTCTTCAACCGCCCCCGCACCCTCTGTAAATATATCACTAAATGTTCGTATAAGTCCGCCAACTTCGTCGACGGGTTTTACCTTAGCCATTTGTAAGAAGGTACTTTGACCACGAACTTCGAAGGGAGTATTTAATGATCTATAGAGTAAGGGTCTATATACTCCCCCCATAAAGATTTCTAAGGGATTGAATAAGATGTCTAAGATATTCAGAAAAAAGGTTAACATTAAGAGAGGATCAAAGATGTGCAAGACTGCACTCATATTATCTCCAGCAATCGCAGACGATATAACTCCAATGGGTGCAAACAATATAAAGAGAAATACCCAAATAGAATGACTCATAGGATTTCCGATTACCTTATCTGGATTAAAGGTTAACTCTGGTTCAGGAGGACGGGGGTTAAAAAGGGTCATCATCATCGTAAGTAAATGCTGCATAAAATTTCCAACGCGTTTTGCTAAACTTTGTTTCTTGTCTGGATCGTCTTTTGCGCTTCCAGGAGTTCCTCCAGGTTGAGCTTGAGCTTGAGCTTGAGCTCCTGGTGCTGCAGCTGCCGCTGCAGCTGCAGGTACCACAGTTGGCTGAGGGGGAGCAGGAACAGGTGTTCCTCCATTTGCCCCTCCACGCTGACGATATCCACCTTTTTTAGGGTTTCCAGCTACTGGGTTCTCTGGACTGGCCCCACCAGTTTCCGTTGAAGTATTTTTTCCATCTGGTTTCCCTCCAAATCCTTTCTCTAAACGTATATCATTCCCAGCCGCCGAAAAAGGGTTATTTTGAGGAGAGGTAGTCGATGGCGCAGGACAGGTGTCATCAAATACACCACCCCCTTCACTATCGCCCTTCTTTGTATTAACAGTCCACATTCCTACCGCAACGCCAAATTCAAAGAGAAATGGAGACCCTAGTCCGTAGGTATTCAATTCTTCTTCAGTGCTAAATGCAAGTTGCATGATATCAAAAAACCACCAATATCCCCATGTTGCCGTATTTAATAAAAGAAACAGAAACCCAGTCAACGGAGATCGTAACATCACGTGATGTAGGCCAAAAGATCCTATAAGTACTGTAAAGATTAACATATTCGCCCGTGAAAATACTGGCTGACGCCACACCGCAACATGTGACCCTGCCACGGCCTGTTTTATTATATCGGGGGTTGCGAACACCATTGATATTATACACGAAATAAAATACCGCCAAATCCATCCACGATGCGGAGAATATTATGATTTAATGCATAAATACGTGCGTTCGCTGTACCTCTAGGAGGTGTCACTAATGTATTCATTTCAAGTTGTAGAGTCATTGTATTCAGCCGACTAGCATTCATGGATCCGCTTGGTTGAGCATCTTCGGGTCGGAAACAGAAGGAATAGGAATATACATAATCACTCACAGGGACCACCGTGTGATATTGAAACGGCTGCAATAGACGGAAATAATCTGCCATTCGAATATCAAATCGATCATATCCCTCAATCCGTAAAAGAGCAGTAGAAATAAGATTCTGAAACGACGCTGCCGTTTCTCCCATCGTATAATTCGTATAATTGAAGAACTGGTTTGCATTTAAGGATGCATTTCTCTGAATAATCCAATACAGCTCACGAATAGGATTATTGAATTCCATAGGAATTTGTACCGTCTGTGCGCTAGATTCTATAGGATACGATGATGTATATTGCACCTGTTCAATCAAATACTCGTGCGAGTTCGAGACAAAACGCCGCCTCTCTTCCAAGTCCAAATGAATATAGTCACCATATAATTGCATGGATGTTATGCTCACCGGTGATGCAGACTGGTCACAGGGGATCACAGTCGGAGTATCAATAAGAAAAAGTTTATTTAGTGGTCTAATGGTAATATTTAGCCTCACTGGGTGATATTGAAGTGCTAATAAGGGTAAGTACATCCCCGGAGTTTTGCAGAACCAGAACCGTAAGGGAACTTGTAAGGTAAGTGGTCCAAATAATCCCACCCTCTCGGAAGAATGATTTCCTTGGCTCACCCCCTCTACTTTCCCAATCATCGTATTCCATGCTGCCTGTTTATCTGCCGTCACAGTGTAATTGGACCAGATCTCCATCCATTCTCCCGTCTGACGGTCGATTTCTTGTTCACCTATCTCGAAGGTGAGTTCTTGAAGCATGGCGTGTCCGATTGCATTGGTGTAAGAAAGAGGAAGACCAGTTTGAGAATCTTTTAACGCCGGGAGGGTTATTTCTAACCAAAGTGGGCCAAGTAAATCGCCCTTTTTCGGAAGAAGACAGGTAATGCGACGACCAAAATCTGGTTGTGTATCGAAGGGGATGCTTAAGGATTCAATCGAAAAATTTGTATATCTACGGTATACCATCTTAAACCATGTTACTTGTGGATTTCCAGTGAGAAATACATCCTGTTTTCCGTTAGCTACTAATTGTAGCAGTCCTCCTCCCTGCGTCATCTGTTGTGTCTGATGATTCTCGTTTAGCACCTGCTGGCGAATTGGTCTGGCTTCAGAATTCAGCCATCACCTTTCAGGGTCGAAAGCCTAAGCGTAATTCTCTCGTATAAAAATCAAGTCATGGGTAGAAGATGTCTAGAAACATACCATTTCTTGACGCCGACGCAATTGTATTACGAAAAATATTTGCCCTCGGCCCTTCAAACACAAGATACCCCCCACTGCAATTTCTCGTTACTGATGGAACGGGCGGAGCATTTTGGACATCACTTCCTGGACTAACCGGATTCACCGGAACAACGGGGACAACGGGGCCAACGGGACCAACAGGA